ATCGATGATGGTACGCATATAATCGAACAGATTTTACCTTACTTTAATCCAGATTATACAGTAACGGTCAATGTAATACCAGAAATTGGATTTCTGAAAGATGTGCCGATCATTTTAAATACTATCAACAATAGCGTAGAACACGAAGGTAACTTTGATGCTGTCAGATATATCACATGGCGTCTAACTTTTACCATGAAGGCTAATTACTACGGACCTGTCAACACACAGAAAATTATACGTGAAGTTGATGTTAACATTTACAATGATCCTTCTTTGAAAGCAGGTTATCTTATTCGAATTAATACCGATGATGGTAATAATGGCACATACAAAATAGATGACTTCGTATATCAGGGTAACAGTTATCAGACTGCGACAGCGATTGCTCAAGTTATACAGTGGAATCAAAACACAGGACATCTAACTCTAGGTGGTGCTCAAGGACAATTTAAAGTCAATAATACTATTAAAGCGGTATCTACTAATGCATCTTATAACCTAGCGAGTTTCGATGCATCTCCTCTAAAACTTGTCAATATAGATATAGTACCAAGTCCATTTGATGCTGAACCTGGTGATGACTATGGTTACACAACAACAATTGCAGAATGGCCAGAGACAGAGTGATGAAAGAACTATCAGAAGCCTTAGGTATTGAACACAACCAAGAAATTTTACCTCCTGTAAAGAAGCAGGAGGTAGCTGTTGCACCTGTACCTACCGAAGACCAGGAAGATCAGAAGAACGACTATGTGCTGGCGCGCAAGACGTTTCGTGAGTTGATCGACAAGGGTAATAATGCTATTGAGGGTATCGCTGATCTTGCTAAAGAGAGCGAGAGCCCCAGAGCATATGAGGTCATGGCAACTCTCATGAAGACGGTTGCAGATACGACTAAGGACCTGTTCGATCTTCAGAAGCGCAAGAAAGACTTGGCTGGCGTAACTGAAAAGAAACTAGATGAATCTGCTATAACAATCGATAAGGCTGTCTTTGTTGGTACAACGGCAGAATTACTTCGAAAGGTTAAAAGTAAAGATGAAGACGTTTAAGCAATATCTTAATGAACTTAAGAAACCTCGATATGAGGTCCCGGCAGAACCTGGTTCTACTCCCACACCAGAAGGTCACGTAAAACTATATCATCAAACACAAGGTAGAAACATTAGTTCGATCCGTAAGAAAGGCATCGAATCAAGACAACCAGTCGAAGGACCTAAAGGTATCTATGCTTCTACACCTAGTAAAGAAGGTAAAGGATTTTACGGTCATCCAAACGATACTCCGACAATTGAGTTTCATGTCAAAAAGAAAGACTGGCACGCTCCTTTTGTACATCGTGACAAAGTAGAACCAAAAAAGATTGTTGCTGCTCACAAACCATGGCATTCAACTGTAAGATACATTGATGATGATCCTGATCTTCGCAGAGATATTGAGACAGATAAAGATGGTGAATACTCAAAGATGATAAAAGATCCGGCTAACAAAGGTGATAAAACAGTTAGAGGTGTTCGATTTGTCATGAAACGTGCAAAGGCGTCTAAAAAGTAATGCCTCGTAATCTAGGTTATAACGGTAATCCCAAACTTCGCCGCGCGTACACGCAGATTGCGATGTCGCAACATGAGGTTGACGAGTATCTGAAATGTATGAAAGATCCAATATACTTCATCCGCACATATATGAAGATCGTTGCTCTGGGTAAAGGCATCGTACCGTTCAATCTATATGACTTTCAGGAAGATATGGTCCGTACGTTCGTTAGAGAGCGTTTCGTTATTTGTAAAATTCCTCGACAGAGCGGCAAGTCAATCACAACGATTGGTTTTCTACTTCATGCCATCTTATTTAATGAGAACTACAATATTGCTATTCTGGCTCATAAGGGCGCAGCCGCCAACGGTCTTCTACAAAGAATGAAGTTAGCCTATGAGAATCTACCAACATGGCTTCAGTCCGGTATCATAGAATGGAACAAGGGTAACATTGAATTGGAAAATGGTTCTAAGATCGGCGCTTTTGCGACCTCAGCAGACGGTCTTCGTTCGGGTTCATATGATATGATTCTACTGGACGAGTTTGCGTTCGTGGCCAATAACATAGCAGAAGACTTCTTTACATCTACCTATCCAGTTATCTCAGCCGGTACAAAGACCAAGATCATCATCGTATCTACACCAAAAGGTATGAATCACTTCTATACAATGTGGGTCAAGGCTGAACAAGGTAAGTCTGATTACTATCCAATCTCTGTACACTGGTCAGCAGTACCAGGTCGTGACGAGGCCTGGAAAGAAATGACTATACGTAACACCAGCGAAGAACAGTTTCAACAAGAGTTCAATACAGACTTCTTGGGTAGTTCTAATACGCTTATTTCTGCCTCTAAAATTCAACAGTTATTCGCTACTATGGAAGAACCGATCAAAACAGAAGGTAATGTTAGATTCTATGAAATGCCTAAACCAAATCACACATATGCTATAATAGTTGATGTTGCTGAAGGATTAGGACTAGACTCATCAACATATTCTGTGATCGATGTGACAAGTATTCCATATAAACAAGTGGCAATATTCAGAGACAATCAGATCAAACCAATTCTATTACCTGCACAGGTTGTATCTATGGCAAAAAGATACAATGATGCCTTTGTATTAGTCGAGATTAATAGCATCGGTCTACAAGTCGCAGATATGATACACTATGATATGGCGTATGAAAACCTAATCAAGATACAATCGAAAGGTAAACAAGGACAGCAATGGACAGCAGGTCATAAGAAAAATATTGCATTTGGTGTAAAAACATCTGTCCAAACTAAACAGATTGGTTGCACAAACTTAAAATCTATGATTGAGTCTGACAAACTGATTATTAAAGATGAGGGTACAATCAAAGAATTTACGACTTTTGCTGTAGATAAAAGAACATATAAGGCTGAACAAGGCAGTAACGATGATCTTGTGATGACTCTAGTTAACTTTGCTTGGTTGATGGCTCAGAAGTTTTTTAGAGAGTCTGTTTCCAACGATATCCGCAAAGTCTTGCAGGAAGAGCAGCTAAACATTATGGATCAAGACCTAGTTCCATTTGGTATAATAGACAACGGACTTGATGATCCTTTTGAAAATCCAAGAGACGCTCAAGGTAATTATTGGATGGAAGATCGACAAAAAATGTATCCATTCGATGACTTCAACTGGGACTGGAGAAATAAACTATAAATATCGTTTTTTCTAAATAATACAGTAAAAGTATGGTGCTTTTTTATAAAGGAGAAATACGATGGCATTTCAATTGTCACCTGGTGTTAATGTTTCAGAAATTGACCTTACAACTATCGTTCCAGCAGTAGGCCCAACCGAGGGCGCATTTGCCGGTAACTTTACTTGGGGTCCAGTAAATCAAATTGTAAGTGTAACAGATGAGATCGGTCTTGTTGAAGTATTCGGTCGCCCAAATGCAAACACATTTGAGTCATTCTTCACAGCTGCAAACTTCTTGGCTTATGGTAACAATTTACGTATCGTGAGAGCAGGCAACAATGCAACAGCTTTGAATGCTACATCAAATGGAGCATCTGGACTTGCAATTCTTAATAGAGATGAATATGAAGAGAATTATCTTGATCTGTCAGCCGCTAATACCTATGGTATGTTCGCCGCTAAGTATCCAGGGGATCTAGGTAATAGCCTCAAGGTTTCACTTTGGGCATCTTCAAATGCTACGGCATATGGATCATGGACATACGCAAATGAATTCAACGGCGCACCAGGAACTTCAACATATGTTTCTGGCGTAAACGGTGCCAATGACGAGATGCATATCATTGTTGTTGACGAGGATGGTAAATTCTCTGGCACTGGTGGTACTATTCTTGAGAAGTTCTCTTATGTGTCAAAGGCTTCAGACGCCAAGACAGACGATGGATCTTCAAACTACTATGTAAACGTAATCAACGATCAGTCTAAGTATATTTACATTCTAAACCATGCTCTCAATGCTTCTGGTGCAGCAAACACCACAACATGGGGCAATGCGGCATCTAATACATCATTTGCACAAGGATTGAATGAATATACCGCATCTCTGACATCTGGTTCATACTCGAACCCAACAGATGCAAATCTAACAGTTGCTTACGATAAGTTTAAAAATGCAGACGAAATTGATGTTGCTCTCATTATGACTGGTCCTCATTCTCAGACTGTTTCTGAATATGTCGTAGACAATATCGCCGAAGTTCGTAAGGACTGCGTGGTATTCATTTCGCCTCCAAGAGAAGATGTTGTTAACAATTCTGGAAATGAAGTTACAGATATCAGATCATTCAGAAATGATTTCAATTCATCGTCATACTCAGTTATGGACTCAGGTTGGAAGTATCAGTTTGATAAGTATAACAATCTTTATCGTTGGGTACCTCTCAATGGTGATATTGCCGGTCTCTGTGTTCGTACAGACTTTGAGCGTGATCCTTGGTTCTCGCCAGCTGGTTTCAACCGTGGTCGTATCAAGAATACAGTCAAACTTTCTTGGAATCCAACAAAGTCTGAGAGAGACGATCTTTACAAGATGGGTGTAAATCCAGTTGTGCAGTTCCCTGGCGAAGGCGTTGTTCTCTACGGAGATAAGACAATGCTTGCAAAGCCATCTGCATTTGATCGAATCAACGTTCGTCGCCTGTTCATTGTTCTTGAAAAGGCTATTGCTAGAGCGGCTAAGTACTCACTCTTTGAGTTTAATGATGAATTCACACGCGCACAGTTCGTAGCACTTGTTGAACCATTCCTTCGTGATGTACAAGGTCGTCGTGGTATCTTCGACTACCGCGTTGTATGTAACGAAACAAACAATACTCCTGAAGTCATTGACAGAAACGAATTTGTCGGCGACATCTATATCAAGCCAGCACGTAGCATCAACTTTATTCAGTTGAACTTTGTTGCTGTAAGAACTGGTGTGGCCTTCGAAGAAGTTGTTGGTCGCTTCTAAGATAATAAGATAAATAGAGATAAAGGAGTAATAGAAAAATGGCAGCCTTTAATATTCAAGAATTTAGATCACAGATGACAGGTGACGGCGCACGCCCTAACCTGTTTGAAGTTGAACTAAACTTTCCAACATTCGTTTCAAATTCAGCTTTCGCAAGACAGAAGGCTAGTTTTATGTGTCGCGCCGCACAGTTACCAGGATCCACTGTAAATAGTGTCCCTGTAAACTACTTTGGACGCGAATTGAAGTTCGCAGGCAACAGAACATTCCCCGAGTGGACTGTTACCGTAATTAACGATGAAGATTTTGCAATCCGTAAGGCCGTCGAGAGATGGATGAATGGTCTAAACTCACATAGAACAAACATCCGTGATCCTCGCGCTCTACGTGGTGCTAACGTTGCAGGTACAGCAGAAGGTTATCAGACAGACGCATTTGTAACCCAGTATGGTAAGACAGATGAATCTGTTGGTGGTCTAAGAGTTTATAAGTTCGTTGGTGTATTCCCAATCGATCTTTCTCCAATCGAACTCGATTGGGGTGCAAATGATCAGATTGAAGAATTTGCTGTTACGTTCTCGTATCAGTGGTGGGAAGACGTTTCTGCTCAGGAAGGTGCTTCTACTATCGATGGCGACAACTCTCCTACAACAACTTAATATATACTAGGACGGGGGAGTTTTTCTCCCCCGTCCTCATTCTTCGGAGTATATTCTTTGCAACTTTTTGGTTTTCAAATAACTCGCCGTAATAAAGTTCAAGAGGATGAACAGATCAAATCGTTCGCTCCTCAACAGAACGAAGACGGTGCTGTTGTTATTCAGTCTGGTTCTTATTATGGAACTTATGTCGATCTCGATGGTGTTGTTCGCAACGAGATTGAACTTATTACCCGTTATCGTGAAATGTCAATGCAGCCTGAATTGGAAACTGCAATAGATGAGATCGTTAATGAAGCTATTGTCAATGATGACAATAGTAAGTCTGTCGAACTAAACACCGATGATCTAAAACAACCAGAACAAATAAAAAAGAAAATTAGAGATGAGTTCGATTACATACTGAAGTTATTGAATTTCGGTAATATGGGTCATGATATTTTTCGTCGTTGGTATATCGATGGTAGATTATTCTATCATGTTATTATCGATGAAACAAAACCAAATTTAGGTATCCAAGAAGTTCGTTATATAGATCCTCGTCGTATTCGTAAGATTCGTGAAATTCAAAAAACAAAAGATCCAAAAACTGGAATGGAAGTAATCAAGCGTCAGAATGAGTATTACCTCTATAACGAAAGAGGTGTTGTTGGTGCTCATTCTAATCTTGGTTCTAAGATTGCTATAGATTCTGTTGTCAATGTGAATTCTGGTCTTATGGACGCAAAGAGAGCAATGGTTCTATCATATCTTCATAAAGCTATTAAACCTCTGAATCAGCTTAGAATGGTAGAAGATGCTACAGTTATCTACAGACTATCTCGCGCACCAGAACGTCGCGTCTTCTACGTTGATGTTGGTAATATGCCAACGATTAAAGCAGAACAATACCTTAGAGATATTATGGTCAAATATCGTAACAAACTTGTCTATGATAGTAACACCGGCGAAATTAAAGATGATCGCAAACATCTTTCGATGCTCGAAGACTTCTGGCTTCCTAGAAGAGAAGGTTCAAAAGGCACTGAAATTACTACACTGCCTGGTGGTATGAACCTTGGAGAATTAGAAGATGTCAAGTATTTTGAACAGAAACTCTATAAATCTCTAGGCGTACCTCTCGGTAGATTAGAAAATCAACAAGGTTTCAGTTTAGGTAAAACAAGCGAAATCACAAGAGAAGAGTTGAAGTTCAGTAAGTTTGTACAGAGACTTCGCAATAAGTTTTCTTCTCTATTCGATGATCTTCTTCGCACACAGCTTGTACTGAAAAGAATTTGTACAGACGAAGAATGGAAACAATTTAAAGAAGAAGTTTATTATGACTATCAGAAAGATAATAACTTCACAGAATTGAAAGAAGGCGAACTTATTACAAATCGCATTCTTCTATTGCAATACGTTGATCCTTTTGTTGGTAGATATTATTCAAAAGAATGGGTGCGTAAGAATGTTCTGAAACAGACAGACGAAGACATTGAAGAAATAGACGAACAGATTTCAAAAGAAATGGCTGAAGCACCAACAACGGATGCTATGGGTAATCCTATCGATCCTATGACAGGACAACCTGTTATGGG